AAGTGACACTTCCCAATGGACAGGTGGCTATGGTGCTGATGCTGCTACCAAGGACATGGCTCGCATCTTGTCCAGTATTGGTATTACTAACATCAAAGACTTTGGCAAGATTCCAAAGTATGAGCCTGTTGAACAAATTGGCATGACTCTTAATGGTCAGCCTGTTCAAGGTTCTGGCTCTCAGCTTTATGTGATGGAAGCAGTAGATACTGGTGATGGCGTAGATTACGTTCGCAGAGATTTAAGCCCAGAGCAAGCAGCGCAAGTAACGCCTACTTATGGTGTTGTTACAGGAACAGACGAATATAACCAACCTACCTACAGCCCTGTTGACGCTACAAACGTAGCAGTAAAAGATGGTCAACTTGTTGGTGTTACTGGTGAAACATTCGGTAATAAGGTAACAGGTCAAGAAGTTCCAAACACATACACAGAACGCCAAACAGGTGACTTCTTTGGTGGAACTTACGAGGGCAAGGGCAATACTGGATATGGTGTTCAGTTTGATGACCAAGGCTTGCCAATTTTCTACACTCAAGGCGCATCCAGTAAAGACTCAATTGTAAAAGCTGCTATTCCTATGGCACTTTTAGCGTTAGGTGCTTATGGCGCACAAAGTATGCTTGGTGCTGGTGCAACAGGTGGTGCAGGTGGCGCAGGTTTAACAGCAGGTGAACTTGGAAGTCTTACTGGAACGGCTGGTGGTACAGGAATAACAGCAGGTGGAGGTGGATTTGGACTTAATGCCGCAGGTGCTGGTCTTGGTACGGGTACAGGTGCAGGTATTACCGCAGGTACAGGTTTAACTGGTACTGGTGTTCTTACTGGTTCATCTTTAGGAACAGGCTTGTTAGGTACTGGTGCTGGAGTTGCAGGTTTAACAGGTACTGGAGTACTGAGTGCTTCTGAGTTAGGTAAAGCCTTACTTGGCACAACATCTACAACACCTTTGGTTGGTACTGGTATTTTGAGTGGTTCACAACTTGGCTCACAACTTTTAGGTACTGGTGCAAATACAGCCGCTACTGTTGGTGGAATTACTGGATTAACCAATGCGGCTAATGTAGGTTATGGGGCTTTAAACACAGGTGTATCAACAGGAATAACTGGTCTTGGCTCTGGTGCTGTGGATACAGGTATAAACCCTAGTGGTGCTACTACAGGTGTTATTGAACCTCCTGTAACAGCCACTCCAGCAGCAACAGCCGCTAAGACTGGATTGACAGCGTCTGATGTTATTCGAGCCGCAGGTGTTGCTGCCACAATTGCAGGTCTAAATCAAGCAGTAGGTGGTGGTGGTGGCTCTGGCGGTTTTCCAATAGTACCTATACCTAGCGATTGGACTAGCCCAATTAAGCCTACAGGTACAGCAGCGTTCACTCCTTTAACACCGATTGACTTCGGTAATAAAGAGATGCTTCGTGGTACTCAATGGGAACAATTGCTAGACCCTAATTATGGTAAAGCTATTGAAATGCCAGTCTCTACCAACCCATCTAACATGACGTTTAATGAGTTAACAAGAATCTTGGGTAGTTCAAGAGAATCAATCCCAACACAGAACCTTACAATCAACGATGTAATTGCAGGAATACAAAGCCAATATGGACAAACACCTCAAGGCTCAATGGGCTAAGAATCTTTTAAGTGATGACTTTTTCATAGAAGTCATAGATAACTTGAAAAAACAACAGATTAGTGTAATAATTAACACAAGTGGTGAAGAATCTGATAAGCGTGAAGATGCTTACAGACACATCAAGACAATTGAATTGATTACAGGACACCTAGAAGGCTTGGCCTCGGAAACTCTAATCAAAGAGAAGAAGTGGAAAATATTGTAATTCTGTGGTATAAAAACCACACCTCCGCCTAGAAGGTTTCTAGCGATTTTTGAGATGACAAATGGAAAACACCAACCCACAAGGGAGTGAAAGCCTAGATGTAAACCAAGCCGCTTCAGCGTTTGAAAGTCTGATGGGTGATTCTGAGGAAGCCGAACAAGGCCAAGCCGAAGGTCAACTAGAAGACCAACAAGAGACTGATGAAGTTGAATACTCAGAGGAATCTGAAGAACCCAAGCCAAGATATAAAGTCAAGGCAAGTGGTGAGGAAGTTGAGGTAGAACTTGACGAACTCATTAAGGGTTATCAACAAGGTGCAGATTACACTAAAAAGTCTCAGGCTCTAGCTGAACAACGTAAGGCTCTCGAAGCTGAACGTCAACACTTAGAGTATGTGAAACAAGAGCGACAAGCATATGCCCAGAAGTTGCAAGCGTTGGATAGCTTCCTTTCGCAGCAAAATCAGGGTGTTAATTTAGATGTTCTAAAGGAAACAGACCCCATTGGCTATGCCGTGGCGGTTGCTGAACAGAGTCAGCGAGAGAAGCAATTAGCAGTAGTTAGGAATGAACAGCAAAGACTTGCCCAACAGCAACAATCTGAGCAACAGGCCTCTCTGCAAAACCATCTCCGTCAAGAATCTGAGAAGTTAACCAGTTTGATTCCTGAGTTAGCCACTCCACAGGGTGATGCGGTTCGGAAACAAATCCGTGACTATGCGAAGTCTATTGGGTGGTCAGACCAAGAACTCAGTCAACTATATGACAGTCGTGCTGTGGTGACTTTGTATAACGGGATGAAGTACGCGCAACTTCAAAAGAGCAAACCAGAAGTAAACAAGAAACTTCAAGCTGCTCCTAAGATGATGCGATCAGGAACTTCTGCCCCGCCTACTAAGTCGTCAAGATAAACAGGCAATGCAAAGGTTGCGTGAGACAGGAAAAGTCTCAGACGCTGCCAAAGCATTTGAACGATTCTTTTAATTTTGGAGTTTTAAAATGGCTACATATCAAACCTACACCGCTATCGGTATGCGTGAAGACCTTTCGGATGTTATCTACTCGATTTCACCAACAGATGTTCCTTTCATGTCTTCTATTGGCAAGACAAAGGCTACTGCTGTTCTGCACGAGTGGCAGACTGACAGCCTTGCCGCTGCTACTTTAGACAACTACGCAGTTGAGGGTGCAACAGCATCTGACGCTACTATGTCTCCAACCACCCGTGTTGGCAACCGCACTCAGATCGCTCAGAAGACTGTTAAGATTTCTGGCACTTTGCAGAGCGTTGACAAAGCTGGTCGTAAGTCTGAAAAGGCTTATCAGTTGGCCAAGGCTTCTAGCGAAATCAAGCGTGACATGGAAACCTCTTTGTTGAGCAACCAAGTCGCTGCTAACGGCAACAGCTCTACTGCTCGTAAATTGGGTGGTCTGCAAGCATGGTTGTCTACCAATGGCGACTTTGGTACTAACGGCGTTGCTGGTTCTTTGGGCACTACTGCTCGCACCAACGGCACAAACCGCACCTTCACAGAAGACATTTTGAAGACTGTTATCAAAGAAGTTTACGCTTCTGGTGGCAATCCTAAAGTGTTGATGGTCAACCCAGGCCACAAGCAATTGGTTTCTACCTTTGCTGGTATCGCTGCTCAGCGTTTCATGGCTCCCTCAAATGCTCCTACCACCATCATTGGTGCGGCTGACGTCTATTTGAGCGATTTCGGTACAGTTTCTGTTGTACCTAACCGCTTTATGACTTCTACCAACACTGGTGACGAAGTGGCATTTGTGCTTGACCCCGACATGGCTGCTGTTGCTTATCTGCGCCCATTCCAGACCAACGAGTTGGCTGTGACTGGTGACAATGAGACTACACAATTGCTCTGCGAGTACACATTGGAAGTTAAGAACGAAGCTGCTCACGGAATTATCGCGGACATCACGCCATAAGTCTCACATAGATGTGATACCAATGCCTCAGAATTAAAACTCTGGGGCATTTTCTTTTTTACACAAACTGATAGAATTAAGGTATGCAAAACATTAGACAAACTGCTGTTCATGCCGATGGCGAAGGTGGCATCGTTATTCAAACTCGCCAAGATGTTTCAGACATTGTTGAGCAGAATAAAAAGGAATATAACTCCTTTGATGAACGTGCAAGATGGTCTGATAATTTGTTTGGCAATAAGGTGGCATCAATCCCAATGACTGTGATTGATGACTTGAATAAAGCTGGAATCATGCGTGGCTTTGCTGTTCTTGATGACAAGCGTTTTGCTGCTTGGTTGAATGACCCAATGAATCGTGCATGGCGCACTAGGACAGGAGTAGTATGAGTTTCGCAACTTACTCTGATTTAAAGACCTCGATTGCAGGTTATTTGGCTAGGTCTGATCTAACTAACCAGATTCCAGACTTCATTACATTTGCTGAGAATCGTCTTCGTAGAGAACTGCGTATTCGTCAGATGCTTAAGTCTGTAACAACAGCTACAGTATCTGGTGATGGTACTGTTGAGTTACCTGCTGACTTTTTTGAGATTCGTGATTTTGTCGCATTGACAAACCCAATTCAGCCATTGAGTTACTCTAGCCCATCTGCTTTGTCTAATGACCCAAGAGCATCAGAAGTTGGTGTTCCTAAGTCTTACACAATCTTGGCTAACGAGTTCTTACTGTCGCCTCCTCCTGATGGTGTTTACACATTGAGAATGCTGTACTTTGCTGCACCTCCATATCTGTCAAGCAGTAACGCATCTAATGTGTTTTTGAATATTGCACC